GGCCTCCCGCTGGAGATCGTCAGACCCGACCTCGTGCACAGCGGGCACGAGCAAGCCAAGAAGTACGTTGGAGCCATGAATTGACCAGCATCAGTAACGACAACCTCGCCATCCTGCGCCGCATGCACGAGCACGGCCCGATGGGCGTCGAGCAATTCCGTGAGGAATTCCCCAAGATCCACCGCCCAACGGTGCGCCTCACATCGCTGTGCCACAACGGATGGCTGCGCGTCGACCGCAGCGACGCCACGCTGTACGTCGTGACGATGCGCGGCGCAATGGCACTGCGCGACGACGACACCACAGAGACAAGCGTCGCGGGGCCACGTCGAACTGTGACGACTGGCGACTACTCCGGGCAGCGTGAAACGCCGATGCGTCTCGGTGCCGAGGACTTCATGCGCTGCCCCAGCCTGATCGGGGGCCAGCGTGTCTGGCCTCGGGGCAGTCAGCCATGAGAAAGCGCGGCAAACGCAAGCAGCCCCCCGGCATGCACCCCGTCATCAAGGCGCAGATCCGCGCCAAGTGGAACAGCGAGGCCGTGCTGGCGCAGATCCACGCGCTTTCCGGCCAGGACGCCGACAAGTTGCTCGCGCACGGCTCGATCATGTTCTTCGTGGCCAGCGCATGCGCCATTCACCTGGGCTGGACCGGCGACGAGCCCGACATGCGCATCGTGCGCTCGTCCGTCAATGCACTCGACGACCTCGCACGCCGCCGCACGATCACGGACATGGATCGCGGCTCGCTGCAAGCCGGAATGATGGCCGCACACCGAATCATCTCAGCCACGCCCGCCGACATCGTTGACGAGGCCGCGTGGCTTTACTCACAACACGACAAGGTTTACCAACTCGGAAGGGAGTTGCTATGACGTTCTTCATCTTTGGCTTGTTCGCGGGCTGTTTCCTGGGCGTCGCTGTCATGTGCCTCATGGCCATGGCCCGCGATCCGCTTGACGTCGACACGGGCTGCACCGGCGACTGCAATCAGGGACGCCGATGCACGTGCGTGGGGGTTCGCGGTGTCGATCAAGCTCACCACTGACAGCGCGGCAGCCGTCAACACCGAGTTGCCATGGCTGCCTGTCGATAAGCACCCGCCGCCCCTGGGCGCGAAGTTGCTTTTGATTAACCGTCGGTACGGCGTGGCCGTGCTCGGCAATTACACGAAGGCCGCAGGCTGGACACACTGGCAGGCGCTGCCAAAGTTCCACGACTGATGGCAGCAGAGAAGCAGCAGCAACATGACACAAGAACAATCGCCATTTGACAGGCGAGCCTATGCATACATCGAACGCGGTTACTCAGTAATCCCCATCGCACCCGGCACCAAGCGCCCCGGCCAGTGGTCCGAGGCCGACGGTTGGCGCGGCATGCACGACTGGGAGCGATTCAGCAAGCGCCTGCCCACTGAAATCGAGATTGGCCACTGGGAGAAGTGGCCCAACGCCGGTATCGGCTTGCTCACGGGCAAGCTGTCGGGCGTCGTCGCCCTTGACCGCGACTACGACGCGCCAGGCACCGACGCCCTGGAGCGCTTGATTCCCTACACGCCAGTCAAGAAGAAGGGCGCGAAGGGCTACACGGCGTTTTTCCGCTTCAACGGCGAGAAGTCGTGCAGCTTCAACATCGGCGGGGCCCGCGTGCTTGACGTGCTCTCAGATGGTCGTCAGACCCTCATGCCGGGGACCAAGCACCCCGAGGGCCACACCTACATCTACCTCACCGAAGATCTGCTGGAGGACTACGACCCCAAGGATCTGCCCGCGCTGCCCGACGACTTCCTCGAGCAAGTCGCCCGCACGCTGGAGCCCTACCAGACCCAAGAGGACACGAAGTACCAGAAGAAGCAGACGGCCCCGACCGACAGCACGGACCACATCAACACCGACCTGTCGATCCAGGCCGAATACTTCCGTGACCTCAACCGCCAGGCCCTCATGCGCCTGGACGAGTGGGTGACGCGCATCGTTCCACTGACAAAAAACGAGCGCGACGGCTTTCGCACCGTGGCGACTTGGCGCGGTGCCAAGAATGCGAACGTCGGCGTGCACCCGTCGGGCATCTTCGACTTCGGCGGCAACTATGGCATGACGCCGATTGACCTGGTGATGTACGCCAACGGCCTCACGTTCCAGAAGGCCGCCGAGGCTTTGCGTGCATGCCTGGCACTCAACGAGCCCGAGCCGATCCGCATGACCGTGGGCGGCACGTCTGCCGCTGCCGCTGGCCAGCCCACGCTGGCACCCGTCAAGGCTGCGCCTGTCGTGCTGCCCTGGCAAAAGCCCGCCATTCAACCGCCGCCGCCCGTCATGCTGCCGCCGACGACCAGCGACGCCCCGGCCAAGGCCATACCGACATTCATCACCGACCCGCCGGGGATCATCGGCGACGTCTCGCGCTGGATCACGGCCACAGCACCCAAGGCACAGCCCGAGTTGGCCGTGGCCGCCGCCATTGCGCTGGCTGCAACCGTCACCCAGCGGATCTACCGCAGCAACCTGGCCAACTTCACCAGCATGTACATGGTCATGGTGGCCAAGTCCACCGAGGGCAAGGAACACCCGCAGTCGTGCGTGGAGCGCGTGTTGACGGCGGCAGGCCTCACCAACCTGGTAGCGGGTAGCGGCTACACGGCCAGCGGTGCCGTGTTCTCTGCGCTGCTGCGCCAGCCCAGCCACATCGCCATCATCGACGAGATGGGCAAGCTCCTGAAACTGTCGCGGGCCAAGGGAAACGCCAACAGCGAGGCCGCGATCGACAAGCTCGTCGAGGCCTTTGGCAAGCTCAACGGCGTGATGCGCCCGCCCGTCTACTCGACCATGACGCTCACCAAGACGCAGGCGGCCGGTTCACAGCCGTCCGAGCGCGTCATCCACAACCCGGCGATCTCCATCCTGGGCGCGACGACGCCAGCGACGTTCTACGGCAACCTCACCGACGACCTGGTGCAAGACGGTTTCCTGGGCCGCTTGATCGTCGTCGAATCAAGCCAGCCGCGCCAGTTGGCCCGCTTTGTGGACCAGACCGACCCACCGGACCGCATTGTCGAGTGGTGCAAGGCCGTGCACGCGCCCAGCCAGCGCCAGGGCAATCTGGCCGAGGTGTCGCTTGCCGAGATGCCGGCCAGCACCGTCGGCATGACCATCGGAGCGGAATGCGAAGATCTCATGCGGGCCTTTGAAGTCGAGTTGAACGAACTCAAAGACCAGTTTGAGCCCGAGCACCTGGACGTGCTGCTGGGCCGCACGTTCGAGAAGGCACTGCGCCTGGCCATGATCGCCTGCAAGGCGTGCAATCCCGAGGCCCTGGTGGTCAAGATCGAGCACTTGCAATGGGCGATCAACTACGTCAGGCACTACGACATGGCGCTCGTGCGTGCCGTGCGCCGTAACCGGATCGTCAACCAGACCGATACCGACATCAAGAAGGCCGTCGACTACATCAAGGGAGCCCGACACTTTGCCGGCGATCCCAAGAACGCCAAGTTCGTCATGGTGTTGCAGGCCGGCGCGATGCCGCACGCGATGCTGCTCAAGAAGATGCACATGAAAACACGCGAGTTCAGCGACCTGATAAACACCGCCATTGAGGCCGGCATCATCTCGAAGTCACCGGGCGTGCAGTTCAACTATGCGGGCGACGTGTACTTCGCCGGCGACACGGAATGAAAAAGGGGCCACGAGGCCCCTTTTCAATTTCTGCGGTTGGTGTTCAATCGCTGCCCTCCGTGTCACTGGCGACGTGCTCCAAGGCGTGCAGCATGGGATCAATCAGGCGGCACAGGCCGCTATGACCTGGTGCCAGCAAGGTAAGCAAAGCGGCCATGGCTTCGGCCACGTTCTGGACCGTCTCGATATGGGTGTCTGCGATAAGTGGGTTCTTTGTGTTGTTAGACATGGTGTGCCTCTAAGGTAGTTACGGCCTTGCTTTTATAGAGGTGCACCTACGGGCTTGGGCTTTCGTGGCCTTTTGACGCCCTTGGGGTAGGGGCGTCGGTTCTTGCTGCCTGGTGGACGTCCTGGCTTGCCCTTGACTCGCAGCGGCGTAAGGCGTGGCCTGCCGCCCTTGTCCGTGCTGCGGGCCAGCGTGTAGGGGTCGGCGATCAGCCACACGCTGCCGTGCTTGTGGATCGGCCAGATCACGCCCAGCCGGCACCAGTGCGAAACCGTCTGCACGGCCACGCCCTCGCGCTTGGCAACGTCCTGGGTGGATAGAAATATGGAGCGCCGAACATTCACAGCAATGCGTCCTCGCAATTGTTGGGGTTAAAACGTGGCCGCGTGCCGTCGTAAGGCTTCGCGGCGACAGGGAAGGGCCATGCCTGGGCGGGCGTAGTCATCAGCCACGCGGCGGCAGGATCGGGGCGCAGGTTCTTGAGCCGGCGGCGCGTGCGACGCTTGGCCAGCGTGACCATGTGCCGCTCTGGATCGGCCTTGAGCGATTCCCAGGCACGCTTGGCCCGTGTCTGGTGCCCGTCTGGCTCAGGACGCGGCGCGTCCACGCCAGGGCCCAGCGTCCACACCTCGACGGCGTGCCGTTTGGCGCGGGCCTCGATCTCCTTGTCCCAGCGTAGAACGTGGATCTCCTGGCAGTCGTGCAGGTGCAGGACGTAATCAATCGCCCACCGCTTGCTGATCGGCAGGGCATCGGCGATCTCGTGCACGTTCATGGGCCTGGTGGCCAGCATGTCGCGGATTCGCTGGAGCTTGGCCAGCGACGCGGGCTTGGTGAAAGTCAGGCGTGCCATTACGCGGCCTCCTGTGTGCAACTACAGGCGTACCCGCTGGCGTCGTAGCCGATGCCGTAGCAGTGCCTGCACAAACCCTGCTGTGCCGGCTGCTCTTTGATGATCTTCTGGCAGAACTTCACCAGGTTCATCACGCCGCGTTTTCCGTCCGACTGGCCGCGCACAAACCATTTTCCGGTCCCCGGCCAGAAGTCGATGGTCTGTTCGCCATGCTTGACGATCAGGTGCGCTCCGCTGTTGTGACTGGTGAACTCGATGCCAAACGTCCGCAGCGTCTGTGCGCTGTTGGCCCGGTTGCTTGCTCGCTTCTCGCGGCTTCGCTCTTTGAAGCCGACCCACACGTCTGCCATGTCACCCATGCTGTCCTCCTTTGATGCCGTGGGCGGCTTCCAAAGCAGCGCGTGCATCGTCAATGAAGTCATTGCCGTGCAATTTCCACATATCGCCACAATCCACGTTGCAGGCAGCGGCTTGGCGGTCACTCAGCATCCGTGCAGCAGCTACCACCATCGCATCCGTCAGCGGCTCACGCGCTTGGGGGCGGGTGTAGAGCTTGGTGCCAATCGGAATTGCCTTGTCAAGATCAACAACTTCGTGCCCAAAGTCATTGCTTCCGTAATACGTCCCCACAGGCGCGTGCTGCGCTGGCTGTTTATCGCACCAAGCGCATCCATGTTTTGGTTCGTCCCCGTGCTTGTAGCAAGCAGACTCGTGCTGTGCTTTGAGTTTGGCCTCTGCTGACTTGGCACGCTCGGCCCACTCGTGAATGGCGTCAACGTGTGCTTCATGCAGGGTGCATTGCTGTACCAGAACATCGCCATCCCATCGGCAGCAGCAGGTTTTCAATGCCTCCCGTTCGGCCAGTGCTGCGCGTGCCTGCTTCGTGATCCGCTCAGCATCTTCGGCCAGGGTCTTGGCTTTGATCGGGCTGTACGGGCTCATGTGATTGCACTTCGGGCACGTCAGCCATTCGGTTACGGGCTCAGGTTTGTACACCTCGGCCGCACTGATCGGCTCAGCCATCAGCTTTTCGCCGTCCCACCAGACTTTGGTAACTTGCATGCTCATGGCTGGCCCTCCGCTTTGGCCATGACTGCGCGGTAGTCGTCCACGAGCTTTTCGTTTTCGACAGAAGTGCCGTCCAGTGCCTCGATGGCGTACTTGGATCGGCGCAGGACGTCGAGCATCTCAGGCGCGGCACCCACCACCGGCTTAAGCGCATACGAATCACTGTTCGGGTCGCAGACCGCGCCGAGCAGCATCTCGCAGCCCATGCCTATACGGATTAGCGCCGACTGCATGCGCTGGACTCGCTCGGCAATGGCCCACCGGCAGCGACGTGCCCGCGTGTCTGGATCTTCGTCCATGCACCAGGCCTGTTCGAGTTGCTGGGCCAGCTTGTACAGTTTCCACAGGTCGCGGAAGTCATCTTTGTCGGCGATGGCAAGGGTCAATTTGATGCTCATGTCGCGCTCCCGTTCAGTGCCGCGTTCAGGCGACGCTCAAGGCGGCGCAGGTCATCTCCCGAAAGGCCTTCGGCGTCATCCGTCTGTTGAACGATGTCCAGGGCATCGCGCACAACGTTTCGGTGAACAATGCACAGATCGAAGGGCAGCAAACCCTTCGCCAGCGTTTCCACCGGCATCGGCTCGTCCGACGGCTGCTTCATCGACTTGATGAGTCCCGCCAGTGCGTGGCATTGCGTGGCCAGGCTATGGTGCTTGCCGGCGGCTTGCTCCACGTGTTGCAGGGCGTATTGAAGTTCGTTCACAGTGCACCCCCTTCGGTGTCGTCTGCGGGCAGGTGCTGGACGACGGGCTGCGTCAACTGGCGGGCAGGGCGCACACCCACAACCATGTCGTAGTGCCCCATGGCCAGCGGCTGGCGCGGCTGGGTTTCGATGGTCAGCACCACGCCACATTCGCGTGCAAACTCAACAAGCGCGGCGGCTCGGTGCAGGACGATTTCTGTACCGGTGTTCATGCTGCCCTCGCTTTCAGCATGGCGTCGGCCATTGCAAAGGCCCACTCGGCAATGCCGGGGCGGTTTGTGTCGTCGCCTCGCGCCAGACAGGCTTGCATCGCCTTGGCCGCGAAGTAGTCGCGCACCGTCATGCCCTGGCTGGCGTTGGCCACCAGATCGCCCGTGTCGTGCGTGCGCACCTCGAAGGCCGGAAACGCTGGGCCGCCGTTGTCGGGCTGGGCATCGCTGCGGCCCTTGTCGCGCAACTCCAGCACCAGCTGGCGCAGGGCTGCGGTGTCGGCACCGTCGGCCCCCTGTTCGTGTCGCCACGGGTTGATGCGGTCCAACTCGCGCTCGATCCACTGTTGATCGGGATCGGGCTTGCCCAACAGTTCGGGCGAGATGTCCACGTATTCGGCGCTCATGCTTCACCCCCGGCAACAAATTCACCGCCCAGGGCGTACACCAGGTCGTCGAGCATCGGGCCAAGCTGCCCAGTGGCGAGCGCCACGTCGGCGTCGAAGCGGTCCTCGTGCTCGTCACCGCCGTCCATCACGCCGTCCAAGAACTGCACTTTCTTGAATGTGAGGCTGTCGGTGAGCACAAAAGACACCCGGCCGTCCCACGACATGGCCAGTGCGGTCGGCAGCTTGCCCTCGCTCACGTGCTTGCGCACTTCGTCGTTGGCCAGGCTGTGCTTGGCAAACTTGACCGTCGCGCCGTCGTCGCCCGTGGACTGGAGCACGCACTCGCGCTCCACGTTAAGGTTGTCGGGCCAGTCGTCGGGCGTTTCGGCCAGCAGCCATTGCGTCATCGCCGACTGCGGGCTCGTGGTCGTGTTCAGCCAGTGAATGGCGAGATCCTGCACGGTCGAGATCAGAAGGGACGTCACCGAATCGACCTTAGAGGCCGACGCCGTGCCGATCACCAAGAGGCGGCGCTCGGCGTCGATCCACACGGGGATGTGCTCTTTCTTTGGAAACGCGACGGGCAGCAAAGACATGAGCACATCGTCATTGATGTTGCGGCGTTCTTTTTTTCCAGGCTTGCGGCCCGTTTCTTCCTCGATGCGCTGGCAGACCTCGGCGACTTTCTCGCGCAGGATGGCACCGGGCACCGACTTGGTTTCGATGGCCACAGTCAGGATGCGCTGGCCGGCAACGGATTCGACCAGCTGGCCGTGCTCGAAGCCACGCGGGGGAATGAAGCCACAAGAGAATTCTTGCGTCGGGCCGACGGGCACGAAGGCCGAAGCCGCCAGCATGGCGTCGAGATCGTCGAGCGAGGGCAGGGTGACGCCCTGAGCGAGTTTGAATACAGTGAGTTGCTTGAACATGATGTTTCGGTGTTGCAGTGCCAATCGCACCCCGAAGCCCCGCACGCGAGGCTTAAGGCTGGGATCAGGACACTTTGGCGATGGCTTCGTCCAGTAGGAGTTTTGCTGCGGTTCCGTGGTGTGCTAGCGATGCGGCCGCGATGATCGTTGCCATCAGTTCGTCGCGCTGGGCTTGCAGTTCATCGAGCACGGCGTCTTGGTCCTCGTCGGTGGCGTCCTCGATGCCGCCATTGCCGTGATACTTCTGCAAAGCCTCAGTGCTCACGCCCTCGCAAGCGTTCCAGCACGCCGCCATGCGCTCCAGGATCTCGGCTTGCCGTGCCGTGGTGTGCTCACCGTTCACCAGCACGGTCATGAGCCACTTGTTGGCGTCCTGGTCGATCAGCGCGTAGCTGTTGGCGTCGCCATTGGCGTGAAAGTAGATGCGTGTCATGCCACCACCTCGCCACGAACGGCAGCCGTGACCTTGGCCATGACAGCGGCGTGCGTCATGTCGTCGCGGTCCACAAACGACCAGTACGTCGTGCCCGTGCGGGCGTAGATCCGCGTCATGCGCCCGGACAGCCGCTCGACCATTTTGAAAGACTCGCCACCGCCACGGCACTGCCAGTCCAGGGGCGGCAGGCACTCCAGGGCGTCCCAGAATTGTTCCTCGGTGCATGCCTCGGGCTCGGTGCGCATCGCCGTCTCGCGCTCGCGCTCCACGATCTCGCTGTCGCCCACCAGGACGCCGGGGTAGCGCACGGCCAGCTGCGCCAGCGTCTCCAGCGAGTAGGCCCCGCGTTCTTCGCCGTCGATCAGCACAACGGCGTCGATGACCTTGGGCATGCACCCGTCGCGGGCAGGGGTGTAAAACACTTTCATGGGGTTTTCCTTCGTTCAGTTGGTGATTGAATTCATTTGGCGGGCGGTCATCAGTTGTCCCCGACGATCTCGGAGCCGACGAACCCGGACACCACGGCCAGGCAGGCAGCCAGGCTACCGGCCAACGGGTCCACGATGGCCAGGGCCAGGCCCAGCAGCGTGACGCCGAAGGCCAGGACGCCGGCGAGCATCAGAAAAGCGCCGATGTACTTGTTCATATGCCCCTCGCTTCGCGGTAGCCCTGGTCGAACAGCCGGCGGGCTTCGCTGCGGTCGGCGTCGCGCTCCAGCATCTGGGCCTGACGAAACCAGCTGGACCAGTGACGGGCCAGGCCCTCGTCGCCGCGTGTGCGGGCTTTGCCGGCCTTGAACCCGGCTTCGTAGTAGCTGTGCTCGGTGTTCAGCATGTCGCGGCCTCCATGGCGACGATCCATGCGGACACCGGCTCGGTGACTTCGGCCTCGAACGCCGGGTGCGTCGAGTGGTCGCAGATCGCGTCCCAGCCGTCGTTGCCCAGGACGATGTAGGCCGAGCACGTCACGGCCTTGCCGTCGATCTCCTTGCGAAACCTGATCGAGCTTTCGTCCACCGAGAACACGGCGTCGAGCACGTCGGCTTCGGTCTGGCACCGCACGAGTTCCTCGCCGTCGTTGACGGCCGGCACTTCCCACCCGGCAGCCTTGGCCACCCGCACGAGCTTGCGCACCACGCGCCGCTCAATTTC